CCACAAAGCAAAATGAACATGGCTTCATCAAATGCCTTTGGATCATCAATAGGCAAGAATGAACAGTTATAACCACATGTGTTATCACGTTCCAATGCTTTACCAGAGGTCATCAATGCCCTCATGGATGGCATAACTTTTAGATCAATGATTGATTTTTTTATCTTCTCACGAATAGGAGCCATATCATAGCTATAATTACTGGCGAGATGATTATGCATAAAGGTAAGATAGCGTTCAACTGTTTCCTCCCAGTTTTCACGACGATTTTGTTCCGGTAGGTATCTTGAATACCTTGATTTGTAAATAAACTCTTGATATAAACTGTCCATTATTACTTCCTCTTATTCTTGCCAATAGTCCCTAAGTGATGGGAAATGTTGTAGTATTTCTTTTTGTGCTGCTAGAGCAATCTGACGGTGTTCTTTCTGTGTGCCTTCTTCGGCACGAACATCAACATAATGAATCCAACTTCTTAACGTCCCCGACATATATAGACGAGTTGTGGTTAGACCTTCTGGTAGAACTGCTCTTGCCTGTTCTTTGGCAATGCCTCTTTCAATTGCACTCTTATAATATTCTTGAGTGAGTTTAGCCACATAATCTTGAGCATAATGCCACTCTTTAGTAATCTGTTCATCATTCGTCTCAATACTATTCTGACGGTTCTTAGCATCCTGTAGTCTTGCTTCTCTTGTTACAAACTGCATGTCCTTAGTTGGATCAGCATAACGTTGGCTAAACTCCTGAAACGAAAAAGAACGATGACGAATGATCTGGTGTGAGATATCACGGGTTGTATTTATTTCCATTGTGATAGAAACCATTTCAAACGGTGACCAGTGTTTGTTCTTGATTAGATATGATAGAAGTTTAGGTGCGGTTAGTGTGTTATGTTGGTTAGATGGGTTTGATACTCTGGCGGTGTAAGCAATGAATGCCTCTGCACCAATCGGTCTTTCTGTTTGTGTTTCCCAAGCAGAAAGAATAGGATTAGTCAATGCAATAATCTTGGCGTTGTTCATAATTTCTCCCACTGATTCATTCTCATAGTTGCTTCAAATCCTGTATATGCATTGTTATCTATAATGTGCTGGATGGCAGCAGGTGAGTTTCCTGCCATGATCATTTCGTTGATGTCTTTCTCTTTGATAGAGGAAGGCCAGATACAAACTTTATGACCAATGGCAATAGTTTTCCGCATGTTATTTACAATTTGTTTGTTACGAGGTTCATTATCATACACGAATATGTAGTCTATGTCAAGTCCTAAGATACCAGTAGCACAATATAATGCTGCATCCATAGTAGCCACACTATTAGTAAGGAAAAGAGAATCGATGGGTCCCTCAACCACATACACAGCTTGCAATGGATCCAATCTATCCCAGCCAAAAATCTTAGGAACATCTTCATTAGCCTTTATGGTGATATACTTTATCTTGGAAGGTCCGATAGAACGACCTTGAACGCCAAGAAGGTTACTATTATTATCATAGAACGGGATGACTATTCTTGCTTCCTTATATAGCGGCTTGCTATACTCAGGAAATGTTTCTGATATAAAGTCCGCAAAGTCGGAGGCGAAGAAAAGACCTTTGACTGGTACCTTTCTATCCGATAGATACTTTCTAGCATAATGTTCTTCAGGTAAAGCCGATATAGGTGGAAGATTTATCTTCCTAAGAGAAGGCTTGAACACCGGTCTTGTGATATATTCTGTAGCATCTACCTTAGTTTTGGTATTGGATTCACCAAAGGTTTCTAATAGATACTCATTGTATAAAGCAGGGTCCACATACTTAACGAACTTAGTCAATGCCATGCTAGAACCACAATTATGGCACATAAACGAAAAGTGTTCTTTCCGTTTATAGATATAGCCTCTGGTCTTTGTCTTGTCCTTATTGCTATCACCACAAACAGGACATCTAAAGTTCCAAAGAAACTCTCCCCGCTGTTTAAACAAGGTAAGTTTAGGAGCGAGGAGAGCAATATACTTTTTATCAATATATACCGACATACATCACCTGATCATAATAAAGTAACACTATATCATTCACCCGACACTATGTCAAGTGTTATCTTTTTAGTAAAGGTTTCATGTCCTGAATGACTTGCTTGAGGCTATCAATCTCCTTACGAAGATCCTGTCTGTCACCATCAACGACAGGAATACGTGCCTCAAGTTTAAACTTTATAGTATCCATAGTTTCTTCTATGTGATCCACTTTTTGCTCAAGGTACATTACCTTTTGCTGTAATTCCATATCTTTTACTTTAAATTCACCTATTGTCATAAAGTATGCCGCAACAAGCCCACCCACGGCCAAAATGGCTGTGACTAAAGGTGGTAGTTTTGTTACGGTAGCACCAACTACATTTTCAAAGTCGTTGGTGTCGTTATCTGACATGGTTAGTTCCATTCCTTTCTATCCTCCGCCGATGTGTAAAGGGCATATGGGAGGTGATAACCCTTTTTTCTAACACTATTATAGTGGTAGAAGGTGTTATAACACAATAGTCTGCCAGAACATTCTCGTTCTTTTTTCTTCCTACCCTTATTACAGACCATTGGCATATTACGATTCCATCGTTTATGTTTGATCAGATTCAATATTTGTAATAAGATCATCCTTAACGATAATAGGCAATTCGGAGACTATAACCAGTGGTGGTTGTTCTTTACCTGCTAATACAGGAGGCTCCAAAGGAGGCTGTTCAACAATCTTTCCTGCTTTTATTCTCTCAAATGCTTTTTTGGCCCTGTCAATTTTTTGTAAACGATCTTTAAGGCCATTGTATCCACCATTAATCTTTCTTGTAATCAATTTACCATTATCAGCGTCGGCCAAATCATTCAAACCATGATCAAACCAATATTGACCGGCAATCAGTGTGCCTATTCTTGGTGTTGCCGCTAGTTCTGGATTGTTTATCAGGTCAACACCAAGTTTGTCGCCATACTTTTTATAGTTAAAACGACCTGTAACCTGGATCGGACCTCTACCCTTATATCTACGACCATCACCTCTAACAGTGTTACCTAGGTCACGACGGCCTTCATAGCCAGCACCTGAGGCATATTCCTCAAATGTTCTGAAATGGTCACTCTCATGTGCCAACTGGGCAAGAAAATGTGCCAATCTAAGTTCTGTATTGATTTTATACTTTTCTAATGCTTCTGGTAAATTTGCCACTAATCCATCAACAACTTTCCTATTTACAGGAGCACCAGCAATTTCTCTTAGCAATTCTGGTGTTATCTTAAACATGATTCATCCTTATTTGTATCTGATATATCTCATTTCTTTAGTAACTGAATTTTGGACTATGATGGGTCCTTTGTTCTTATTGGCAAACTCTCTTATCTCTTGATAGCAATCATCTTCTTCAAGATATGTTCGCCAGTGTTTACCCTTACGTTTCTCCATTACTAGGTTATGGAATAATGTTGATGACACCTCAAAAACACTAACGCCGGCAAAATTAGGTGCTCGGCGGGTTAGCATTGGTGCCATTATAGGGTCATGTTCTTCTTTATAGACTACAGATTTTTGTTTCTTCTTCTGAGCCTTCTTACTTACACCAGGTTCACCCCAGTTGGCTGGCTTTCCGGCTAATGGTACACCAGCGCCTGCTACGTTACCGCCGCCGACACTATTTGTTGGAACACCTGCGCCCATGCCATCTTCTTTGATCATCAGATTTTCCTTAGTATGTCTGCCACTGTAAGGTCTACAGGTATCTCTTCCTGTCTCACACGGTATTTATTAAACGAAAGGCTTAACCTATCAGGCATATAGTTTAAAAATATTAGAATTGTCTTGAGGAGAGGGTAATCTTCATGGTCAACTTTAAGAAATAACATATTGACCGTTGCTTCTACACCGAACACATTTGACAGAATGATAACGTGATTTAGTATTAGGCGTTCTTTGAACTCACCAGTCTGTCTATACTTTCTAAACAGTCTTTTGACATACTTTATATGCCTTAGATCGTCCTCAAACTCCGATTGGAGTATATGAGGACGATCATAGCATTTGGCCGCATATATCAAAAAGTTATCATCATTTAAATCAAACATCACATATTAGTCTTTAGTCTTTTCTCTATTCTTGGCTTTCCAGGCAGTGGCGAAGGCAATGCCCTTTTCCTTGGCAGTTAGTTCGCCGTCTTTAGCATAACCTTTTTTGATATGCTTTACCATACGCTCAAACTTAGCGCCTGGAGGAGCTTTCTCATCAATCTGTTCTTCTTTCATTGTGCGTTTTATTAATCGTGTTGCTCTATTTGACTGAGACTGATGATATTCACTCTTTCTTTCAGAGGAAGCTAATTTAGCTCGTAGATTACTTTTTTTTGTTGCGGTCGAGTCGAGAGCGTGACCAAAAGCACGACTTTTTGTAGATGCTTTTTCGGCTTCTTTTTCGTGATGGCCTTTGATGTCACCGAGTGAACCTTTACCATAAAGTTCATCAATCTGTTCTTCATTAAATGAACCATGGCCACTCCAGCGACCCCTTTCAATGTTAGCTCCTTTAGCCATACTCTTAGGCAATACAGCATTTTGAGCACGACCAGCAGGAAGTTTCTTAACGGCTTGACCTTTACTCATTGCTGCACTAGCAAGTTTTGATAGATCACGATCCTTGTCTGTTGCTTCTTTGACAGTGACATGCTTAGAATAGACATCACTATCTTTGCCATAACCATGACGATGAGCCATTGACTTTAGTTCTTGCTCTGACTTACCAGCAAACTTCTTTTTCAAGTCATCTGGTGACATGCTGGCAAGTTTTTGTTTATGCTTAATAACAGAAGCAGGCATACGACCTTCTTCCATCTGTTCTTCTTCTTTAAGACGATTGACCTCTTTCTTAGCAGAGGCGAATGATTTCTTTTCTTCACGATCCTTTTTACCCATTGCTAAGATACTTTCACCTGCTTTTGGATCATGAGACATGAAACGACGGACGGCCATATCTTTCTGTTTTCTGGTCATCTTCATTTCTTCAAGCACATCGCTTCTCAATTTCTTGATTCGGCGCTTATGTCCTTCCATGTCAATGTCCGCATCTTCTTCAAGGGAAGAAGCGGATAGTTTCTTATCCTTTTCACGCATAGAAACATCAACTGCCGCTTTGGTGCTTGGTGAGTCGCCTTGGCTACAGTCACAATCACCTAGAGCGGTATGAGCTTTCTCTTTAGGTGCTACTGCTTTGGCCAATGACTGGCGCATTTGTGCATCTTCTTTCAAAGAGCCTTCAGCAAAGTCAAGATACTTATCAAGGTCATCCTTGTCTAGGACTTTGGCAACAACCATGAACATTGAACCAACAGCCTCATACTTTAGAAACAGAAAGTAATTGGCTGGTACTTCTTTTACGAACTCACCTTGATCGGTCATACCCATCTTGTGGCCATATTGGTGAATTTCAAACACCTCTAGACCACGGCTACCTTCTAAGAATGTTCTTCTAGGTAGATGAATATGAAAGTTTTCAAGGATCTTACGAACCTTATTGAGTGCAATATATGGTGTAACACAATGCTTCTCAACGGCTCTTGAAAGGAGGAGGTTAAGGTTTTCCCTAACATCCTCTCTGTTGACATCGATGCTACCGTCCTTAACAAGGGCGGTAGGAATCACATCTTCTGCAATATAACTACGGAATGATTTCATTTATATCACTCCTTATGGTGTTGTTACAGCGGCGTTTGCAGATGTAACGGTGTTTGCACCGGTTGCAGAAACGAGAACACGGAATGTATTGCCTGTTGCTACTGTAGCATTGGCGATTAGAGCAGGTGATGTAGCATTGAAGTAAATACCAGCGGTGTTAGCAACTGCTACCCAACCTGAACCTGGGTTACGCTGCCAAGCATAGCTTAGTGTAGCACCAGATGGTGTTGATGTAGCAACTGATGTTAGTGTTACGTTGCCTACACCGTTTGCACTTGATGGACTTCTAAGAGTGATACGATAGTCTGGGAACTGTGTATCGTCTGTACCATCGGTTGCAATTGAACCAGTAGCAACTAGAACTTCATATGATACACGACCAGCACGGAGACCGGTGCCTTCTGTGCGAAGAACCCAGCCAGAGTGAGCAGGCTTGGCACGACCTGTATTAGCCGCAGCCATTTCGTTTGTATCTACTGCAAACTGACCTACAATTTGATTTGTAAAGAAAGCGTTGGCTGTTACGTTTTTATAAAGTGAAGTTTGGTTAGCAGAGGTCACCCTTTTGTTGACCTGCATGAGTGCAGCAATGTCTGAATTGGCTGCATTATCTTTATTACCCCATAATGGCATTTTAGTATTCCTTCTTAGTTGTTTTGTTGTGAGACCTGGTTTGTTATGTCATTCTTTTCTGGATCCACAGCTATGGGATCCGCTGGTCTCTTGGTTAATGTAACGTTCTGTTTAATCTGTTGCGCTTTAGCTATAGCAGCAGGTGTAGCCGCCTTAGCTTCTTCATTGACATCATAACGGCCGCCGGCAGCCTGACTTTGATTACCGGCGACTTGTCTTTGAGAAAGATCGCCGGTCTTACGGTTACCCATTACTGACGATCTTTTAGGCATATGTGACATTATACAATCCTATATTTGTTTTCACCTACTAAAACAAATGATTCAGTCATTGTTGTGGTTGGTGCTGGCGCCGGCGCTTTCTTCTTTTCATCTGAAGAAGAACTCTTTTCAGGAGCTACAGTCACGCTAGTTGGACTTTCCGAACCAGAGGTACGACCAACATCAGGTGCCATAGCACTAGGCTTGGCTGTAGGTGTAACATCACCAGTTCTATTACCAGGAACAGTTGTTCTACCAACATTTGGCTTCATTGCAGTTGGAGCAGCAGTTGGTGTTGCTGATGATGAAGGTGATACTGGTTCAGCTTTAGCTGGTGTTGAGGTATTTAAATCTGCCGGTCTACTTGGAGGAGTAGGAACAGATTTTGTTGCACTAGAAGAAGCCGTCTGACCTGAACCTGAAAACTTCTTAGCAATGCCAGTTAGTGTATCGCCCTTCTGAATAGTATATTTCTGGTCACCAACATTCATTGTTTTACCAGCATAAATTTTATTTACATTGGCAATCTTATTGGCTTTAGCAATGTCAGCAATCTTAGATTGTAATGATTTACCTGCTAAAGGTGCAGCCTTTGGTGCTGAAGCCGCTGGAGCCGCTGGAGTTGAGGCTGGCTTAGCCAATGGCTTAGCGGCAGGAGCCGCTGTTGTTTTTGATGTTGGAGCCGACGGTGTAGCCGACGGTGTAGAAGTCGTCTTTGCCGTTGGTACATTCACCGGTTTATCTGTTGCTGTAGATGTAGGTGCCGTTTCTGGTTTTGTTGGAGTCGGATTGGCACCAGTAATATCACCAATGGTATCTCTCGCCTGATCAACACCTCTACCAAATTGAGTTGCTGCTCTAGACATATTTCTCATAAAAGAACCTTTTGGACTCTTTGTTGATATTGCCGAACCAATCGCTTTTACACCTGATTGCCAGGCATCACCAAATGAATCATACATATCCTCATTGACCGTCTTACCAGTTTCCTGTGCGGAATTAAAAGATGCTTCTTCTTCCATCTTCTTAGCACGGATTCTTTTAAGAATAGCGGCTTTCATGCCATGCTTTGCATCTTCTTCATTCATCTGTTCTTCGGAAACAGTTGACTTCTTGACTTTAATCCAAGCATCGTGATCAACTGGATTCTTGCCGTGATGCAACTGGCCCTTTTTAACAGACAATTTATCTGAACCAAGACGGCTTAGAATACCATTGATATGACCACGGGTTGATGGTGAATGGCTATGTCCAGCAGTTGTGACGTGAACCTCGTCACCTTCATGCTTTGCAATTGTGTTACCGTGATATGTAACTGACTTACCATCTGTGCGTAGTGTTCTCTGATTTGCTTTTTGACCTTTCATGAAGGCGTCAGAAACAGAAGCGGTACGCTTACGTTCTTCATTCATACCAGCAGCACCACGGGCGCTAGAGAATGTTGAACTAAGGTCTTTGCTCTTTGTAGGAGCTGGTGTTGATTTTGGTGTCTGAGCCTGTTGAGCAGCGCCAGCTTGTTTAGCAACTTCCATGCCTGGATCTTCACCAGATACGGCTGAGCCTTCTTCCATCTTGCCGGCAGCCTTAGCAGCACGGAAACGTGAACCCCATACTTCGTCTTTTGGGGACTCGATCTTGCCGTCCTTGTCATAATCTTTGTCGGCAAGTTTCTTGCCTTCATACATTTTCTTTTCGTCCATTTTTTTACCAGAACGGAGGGCAGCAAGATCAGCGGAATCGATTTTCTTTGGATCACCAGCAATAGCAGCCATCTTCTCCTGTTTTGGAGAAAGAGGCTTGCCTTCTTTCATGCACTTATAGGCTTCTTCGATAGCAGCGTCATAGGCAGCTAGATCCTCACGGACCACTGCCTTGCGTGAATAAACGCCAAATTCTTCATTGACTAGTGCCTCGGCCTGACGGCGCATTGCGCCATCGGCCTGAGCCTGCTTAACCGCCTCTACGAGCGGGTCTTTTGCTGACTTTAAAAACTTGTTATCAAACATTTTTTCTTCCTTTGAGTTTAAAAGTTGGAATTATTATTTATTGCCTTTATTTAGTCTTTTAGATATCTGCTTTCCAAATAGACTAGTCAATTCTTGCTCTACACCGGATGGCTGAATATTGCTCTCTCCTGGACCACTGGTCGTGGATACATCGGACATTCCACCTGTGTAAGGGTCGATAAGACTTTCCGAACGGGTCTTAGAGACTTTCATAGCAGCCTCTTTGATCTTCTGGTCGGCTAGTTCTCCATACTTTTGTTTGAATCTTTTTCTTGTTTCTTCTTTGACCATCCATCTACCGATTGGATCACTCATAGGCGAAAATGGTAGTGTCTGATTATCACCAAATGTTGGCTCTTTAGGGTAGCCATATTCAGCACCTATTCTATCACCGCCTATAGGTAGGCTTGGTTTATTAACCACTTTGGAATCATTACTGTTTTTCAATTCTAAAACTTTCATTTTTGCGAACTTACCTGGCTCTTGACCTGGTGTCATTCTTTTGTAATTGTCTGTTAATTCTTGTGTGCCCCAGAAACCAGCATGTTCTTTTAACATAGCCTCAAACTTGCGGTCGGAACGAGATAGGACAAACTCTCCTATCTCTTTATTAATAGCTCCAATAAACATATCATATGTTTCTTGGATAACATTGGCATCAAGATCGTTTTTGACCTCAATCACTTTTTCAAATAGTGTATCAAACTTGTCTAGATTGTCCTGTGCGGCTCTCCACTTAGCAAAGCGAGCCGTCTCAGTAATAACACGACCACCTCTGAGACCTCTAGCCTCATTACGTTGCTTTGAAACCTCATTAGAGGTATTGACAAAGACCATAATGGATTCATAGCCTCTTAGATCAAGAGCCTCTTTGATAGCCGATACTCTGGTATAATCTGAGACACCATTGATAACGACATTTCCATCAATCTTAATATTGTGGAAGTTTTCGCCTGATATTTCTGTGAATCCGTATGGTAGAATAGCTTCTTTGAGGATCTTGTCTTTACCGGAACCCGGTGTGCCAGCAAGGATGATGGCTCTATTCTCTGTCACATAGTTCATATCAAAAAAGAATGGATTATCTTTTCCGAAATAGCGCATGACTTTACCCGCTTCAGAATTAGCTTCGTTCTCGATATCTGAACCAGTAGCACCTTCTTTAGCAATATTTTTACCGAGTCTGCCATCCAGGTTTTGTTTATGATGAACCAACTCATGGGCTACAGTTCTAAATATATCCATTGGATGACGGTTCTTTGTATAGACCATCAGTTTCTTGGTACCAGGTGCATAACCACCAAAAGATGGCTGCCCTTCACCCTTTTCTTCTTTATATTCGATCTCTGGCTTTTCTTTGATATTCAGCTTTTCACAGCTATAATCAATAAATGACATTAGCTTATCGTGGAAGTCCTTGCGGGTCATACCCTCTTCGGCTAGATACTGTTCTTTAAGCTGTGATCTGGTAGCGTCAAATATCTTTTTAGCTAGTGTTTTATCTCTGGCAGCGGATGCTCTAGCGAATGTGCCAAAATCACCCTTGCGGACAGCCGCACGTAGGTCTGTGCCAGAGATGCCTTGCTTTCTAGCACCAGATGATACAACCTGGAATTTCTTGAATGGATAATGAATTTTGGGATTATAATCTTTAGCAGTCTTTGGTTTGACATATCTGCTAAATGATGCTTTGAAATCTGATAGACGGTCATCACCAACCACAAATGTTACATCTTCGTAACCTTCGTCGGCCAGCTTGCGACAGATAGCAAATGCGGTCTTCATAGCAGGATCATCAACGAAATTGACGCCAGGAAATATCTGGCGCAGAAACATCATCTTCTGTCTTGGTGCTAAGGGATTTTTGGATGGATCATGTGACTGGGAAGTATAGATACGATGATCAGCGCCGTTCTTTTGGGCTAGTCTGACGGCATATGTGATTAGTTCTGCGTGACCTGTTGTAGGTGGATTATAACGGCCAAATGTGAATACAATTTTCTTCATCTTACCTCTGCGGTATGTTATTGTTTATTTATATTTCTTTTTATCTCTAGCCTGTTTGACGATCTTGCGGATAGTCTTGACCACCGGCACGGGTTTCTTCTTTTCTTTATCAGACATTATTTGCCCCAATTCTTGACGGCTAGGAAGTTGGCTCTACTAAACTCCATACGATCTACCAATTTAACAGCGTCACCACCAGTTGACCATGCTGCCACATATCCCTCTGGTGTTGTTACTTTATAGCCACCATCTGAGGTATGTAAGAATGTGCCTAGATCATTTACTTGATTGAACTTGGCAATCAATATCATCTTGGCATCAATGAATAAATTCTGTAGCTGAAAGATTTTGTTTAGATCATTGGCATTTTGACGATACCATCTAAGGATCATATCTCTCTCTGCCTTGCGCTTTGCTTTAGTGGCAGGCATCTTGGCATCATCAATATTCTTCTGGTATTTATCACCCACCCATTTTATTAATTGAGCAGTATGACCAGCACCCATACGCTCACCAGCACGGACCTTCTGATTATAGAAAGTCATAATCTGGATCTTGTATGTGTCATTAGTAGAAATAAAATTTAGTAATGAGGCAGGGATTGTTCTGAATACTGAACCAGCCTGTGAAAGAATACCTGTTAGTCTGGCATTCTCCGACTTAGTAAGCGTAGCCTTGCCAGTCACGTCCATAAACTTATTACTGCGATACCAAACATTCTTCGATGGTCTTAGGTTCCCAACATTAACATCGAAATGAGTTTGGAGAGTAGACATAGAGGAACCGTGATAAGAAGTGTGAAAGACAATTCCCATTCGAGAAGAAAGTACCTGCTTAGAGAGCGTCGTACCTTGCGGAACAGCATACGTGATCGTGTTTGGACGAAACGTGATATATTTTTTACCATCTATAGTTTCCGATTTTAGTTCATCTCTCGAATACATAAAATCACCATGGATGATACCATTAATACCTAATTCAGGAAGATACTTCAAAGCAAGTGAAAGTTTATCAGCAAGACCACCAACATGATTAGCACGAATGTCTGCCTCTGTGTAATTGAGTTTGGCATTCTTGGCAAAAATAGATTTAGAACCGACAAAGAACTTTCCGTTCTCAGGATTGGTACCAGCATACAAAGCTGGTGCTCCGTCAAACTTAGTTCTAAGAATAAGAGAGCCACGGGCTTCCGATAATGTCTGGCCATCATCCGCAAACATATCTCTAAGTGAACGAAGAAACTCTATAGCATTTCTGGTGCCTGCAACACCACCTTCAAGAACGGCATCCTCAATGTGAGTAAGGTGACGATCTTTCTCGGCCGCTGCCTCTGTAAGATATGTGGAAAATTTAATCATATTACCTCAAAACAGTATTGACTTATGTATTTATATATATTATAAATAGAGGTAAAGGAGTCATCTATGAGCGCCGCTTCCGATCTATTCGAATCCAATATAGCCAAAGCCATTAATTCAGTCAAAGGTATGGCGGCGAGTAGGCCTACTGCCGACACGGCACTCTCGGATGTTCTCATAACAAAGTATGCTGGAAAAGCCGCCCACGCATGGGTGGAGGTTAAAATGAACCATACTGATAATCTTTCAAATCCTCGTGTATTCTATGCTAAAGGTAAATGGCAGACAACATATAAGACTCCTGCTGCGGCCGCCGCTGTGGACATTCTAAATGAGTCCGCTCAGGCCAAGAAATTCATTCGTGATATTGCCAAGTATTCTGGTATAGCAGTCAGCAAGATTATCATACCAACTAATAAAGGTATGTTATCTGATCCTAATGCTGTGCCATTGGAAGTCATGAGAAATTACTTTGAGCAACCTGGCATCAATCGTTATATTGCGAATAAGGCTAATGATGATCTTGGTAAACTTGTCACAGATCACTATACAATAGGTAAAAAAGAACCCGCTTACTACATGCAAGCGGGTGATGATTTCTATCTAATCTCTAAGAAGAATCCACTAGGCCTATCAAACAAGATTCCTGTTCTATCTGGCCGTGGTGACTTTAAAGTCCGTGTTGCCACTCGTTCTGAGTTTTATGAGGTTCAAGCTGAAATTAAGATTAAGAACATGCCTCATTCTGATTATTCAGTAAAGAAAGGAACAGGAAAGAAGAATCCGTTTTTGCTAAAAGGCTAGTCGTGTACCTCGAAGATATGATAAACGTCATCTTTATGGGGAACACTATCAATATACTCATAGCATTTTTTATCATAGCCAGTTATCTCACCTTCATCAGTAAAGATGCCAAACCATCTGGATTTCTTTTCATGCTTGGGATTGACGACAGCCCATACAGCAATGTCATCGTCTTCCCGTGTGCAGGCGAAAATCTTACCACCCTTAGGTATATCTAATTTTGTAAAGGAGTCATGGTAAGGTTCATCAATTATAAACTTCTCAATTCGTTTCATCATAGTACCTCATAGTTTCCTGTTTCATCACATGTGTATATTGTTCTCTTTAGACCAAACTCTGCGATTGCTCTTTCACAACCAGGACACGGCTTAGACAAACCCCAAACATATTTTTTAGTGAAAGGCTTTTCCTTCTTTACCCGTGTGATATAAATGTCACACTTGCTAAAGTCATCCACATCTATTTCACGCAAGGCGTTTTTGATTGCTGCCACTTCAGCATGTAGAAATATGGCATGTTCATTCTTGCCATACTTTGCTGCCATCGGATGTGATTTCATACTATTCACACCGATAGATACAATACGATTACGGTAAAGGACAGCGGCCGCAAACTTTTCCTGTGGGTGAGGATTAGCTGCGGCAACTTTCGCCAACGTGTTTAGAATATCCTTGTTCACTTTTTTCATAACATATTATATCACAAGATCAGTATTAGGTCAATACAGGATACTTATTGACAATTTTTCCCTTGACAACTGAAACTGTTCCGGGTACAATACCACCAACATCTTTTCCATCATATCGCCATTGTATCTGTATGATACCGACTTCACGGGCGTGCCATGCTCTCCAGCCAGTTGCTTTCTTGGAACCAAATGATTGGTCGTATTCTAATTCAATAACATCAGTGTAACCATTGAAATAGTTATACTGATTGACATACTTTACTCTTTGATTGCCAGGAGTTGGTGCTTCAAACTTTGTAGAAGCAATTGCATCAATTTGAATTGGTGCGTTAAACTCATCACCAATATTCTGAATGCCGCCCCAAAGGATTTCTTTGCCTTTTGTAAAAGCAGTTGTTCTATACTTTGTCCAGAATTGATAAGAGCGGCGAGGATAGATATCCGCTGTTTCTGTTACGCCTTTGTCACCAAGATAGTCCATAACCCATGTTGCTTGCCACTTGTTATCGTGGTAATCTTCTTGGTAGAAAGTTCTGTTATCTCCCGAGTTCCATACCATGAATGAGTATGGTTTACCATCTACACCGTTATTAAAATTATGTATTGAAATATAACCTGCTAGTGGCTGTGGCCAGTAATTTCGGAATAAAAATGCCATTATTTTTCTCCTTGATCTTCATCCTCTTCTATGATGTGGCCCCATTTGTTAAGAGGGCATTCGGAAAAGGGTATCAATGTCTTAGCTATCATAAAACAGCCACATTCTTGGCATCTTGTGGTGTTAGACTCATACTTGTCACAAGTAACGCATATATCTAATCTTTTTTTGGCCTGTTCTTTTCGTTTCACCCAGATACTATCTAACTTTACCATTTGTGACTCCAATAAAAAAGGCGGGGATTTTACTCCCCGCCCTATTTATTATCGCTGAATGTGCATATGATTATAATGACCAGGCACACGCCACAGAACGGTGTAGCCCTCCGACCTAAGTTCAGCCGCAAGTTGGTCAAATCTATGTGCATGTTCAGAACGTGCTTCAACCACGCCTCGACCCACATTTACGTCGATGGCACGGCCAGCATAGTGTGCCCAACCATGATGAACATGATGGACTCCGCCAAATCGTGGATGCTCTGATACACGAAGGCCTCTACGCTGTAAGTCATAGCCTAGGGCGACTAAGGAGTTTGAAGCATGACCGAAACCCCAGTTTGTTTCTTGCTCCTCAGTATATGCTCTGGCTTGTCTCTTGTTTTTGAAATGTGGCTGAGGCGAGACATTCCAGTCCTCACCGCCCAATAGAGCAGCAATAGGATCTTGATCCTCAGCAACGGATGGCGCTGAATAGCGGCTTCTTGCCTCTACAGTACCGCAGAGAGCAAGTACCGTAAAGAGAGCAAATAAAACCTTCTTCATAATAGTACCTTTCTGTTATGCGCCTCCACGCACAATACCACGACAACGAAAGATGAATGAAATGTGGGATTGTTTTAGGCAGTAACGCCTGACGAGGAGGAGGTTAGTTGCACCGGTGCCATTACCTTCGTGGTCACCAGTGCGGTTACCCAAGGGACAATTTGACTATCCCTTAGACATCTATTTAGTGGATCTATAGGCTCGGGAACTTGTCAGCCGCTATACTGGCTGCCCATGCTGATGGCTTCACTCTTGGTGTTACACCAGTCATTCCCTTAATATAACCTACCGCTTCACTAATTACACAAGATGAACCGTGCTTATGGTCTGGATTGATATCAATATGGACCTCACATTCACGGACACCAATAGCTTCTTCTAGATCGAGATAAAGTTGAGCAGCTTTCATTACCTCATTCATAAGTCTCATTCGTGGCTTATCTTTGGATTGATCATAATCACGCTCGGTGGTTATTTCACCAAAGATTTTAGCGCCACGATTGCCATCATAGTGAATGACCACAACAACGGCATAATCAGCAAACCAGACCCCACCTCGGCGATGACGTTCCGAATCTGAACCGATATAAATCTTGGTTGTTTCGGAGGTCTTTTCGATAAAGCCTTTTACTTCATCTAGGTCTAGTTTTCGTTTCATTAAATATCTTTTTGTTTAGTTTGTTTCTTATACGTTTCCCAGACTTCTTCAATAGCCTTGGGGTTATATGTTACGTTTTTCATGTTAGCAAGTAAACAACTAGTCTGCTCTTTAGGAACAGCGGCAGTTATAACAATTGATTGACCGCTTGTCCATACTGACTCAACTACACCATCTTCATTTGTCATATTGAGAAGAATGTCATAACCCTTCTCAACCATCATCTTATCTAACTCAGCATTACCCACACAAACCAGTTTCTCTGGATTTTGTTTACCATCCATTCGCTCTTTAGCATTGGCATGTAAAAACTGAGAAACACCAAGAGTAATACCAAAACTCATTAGAAAGATCATCATATGACGCATTTTCATTTTAAATCTCCGTTAGAACACAAAAGGAATTGGAATAGGTGAATACGGACTAGTCGGAGGTGTATAAACACTCGGAGGAGCCGTCATTGGTGGAGGCGGCAAAGGCACTCGACCATTAATATCAACCTGTGGTGGAACAGGCCCAGGACCAGGCATTGTAACAAAGCCCTGCGTAGCCATGGGTGCAACGGCCATAGGTGGCGGCGGACAAGGTGGACCAAATATACTATCTAAGAAAGACGTTATTGGATCCATATATCCACAAGTGAAGCCACCATAAGCATCGTACCAAGCATATGAAGGTGACGACATTAGCACGAAAGCAATGACCAAAACCTTTTTCATAATATAGTTCCTTTAGGCAGCGTAGTTTAATTTGATCATATTTTGATATGAGAGCAAGGGCGGAGCATCTTCCGCCTTTGTCTTTACTTTCATGATATACTTTTTCGCCTGATCGGTTAAAAGCCTATCAAAGCCATTAGGTATATGAATACCTTCAGTTATCTCAACATTATTATAGTGATCGAAACCAAATGAACGAGTGAATTGAATTTTGGCATTTTTCTCGTTCTTGGCATCTAAGATCATTATAGCCCTGATATGACCTTCATCAGGAGAGGTATAGTCTAGCGTGACAGTGTAGTAACACATATTGATCCTCGTTATCAGTAGCCGTAATAATCTTCTTCCACATAAACTGGATCTCTAACACGCTTCTTAACAATTACTCTCCGTGTAGGAACAGGATTCACAGGATAATAATATGTAGGATAAGGTGCATAATAACCATATGCATAGGGATAATAAGAACCGGCCATAGCAGCACCCGCTAGGGCACCAATAGCAAGACCAGCACCTAGGCCAGCGGCACCATAACCCCAGCCGCCGTATCCCCAACCGTAACCTCCCCAAAACTGGGCGTTAGCGGCATTTGTAGCACCCAGCATAATACCAAGCGTCGTAACCAGAACAAGAACCTTTTTCATGTTCACTCTCCATTAATCCGTCACATCGACGGTGCCATATTTATCGTTCGTCCTTTTTGCTAGGGACGGCGATGAAACCAGGGTAATATGAATTTTCCCTATGATGATTTGCGGCTACGTGAGAACCCTGTAAACCACCCTTGAGACCTGAGCCTGAAAAAGTGGAGGCAGCGGCTGCATATCCGTAGCTAGAATAATCTTCACTCTTATATTCTACAGCAATGGAGGGAGTTGTCAATGCTAAAAAAGTAAGTAGAGAAATAACCTTGTTCATTTCTTTTCCTTTTCTGTTGCGTCTCCTAAGATAGCGAGACTTTTTATGCTGCAATGCAACATACACTATTATATAGCCTCCAAAGCCCAAAGTCGAGTGAAATTTTAGTGGATGAGGATACCTAACTGACCCTCGAAAAACGCTTTCAGATTATGTTCAAAATCATTACCTGATACATAGTGACGGTAAAGTTCGTAGATTTCGTCCCGAGCAGCCTCGGAGATAGCCCCGGAATCTTCTTTGTCTAGGACAATAAGACCACGGGTCTCAATTTCATCGATAAGATCGTTGGTATCAAAATCACACAGGTCAACTTCCGTAGTGATGGTGGCCATTCTTTTTCTCCTCTCACATTATGTCCAATCCTATCACAAGCCCTGACCATTGTCAAGGCCATATAATTTGTCATATAGTTTGAGGCCATGTAAATTCTGTTTAAAAGATTTGGCAGCCCAAGTTCCGTAATTATTAGATTCTATTCCTGCATAGAAATTCCTTAGAGAGTTTGGGTCATGTATATCGATATCTGGATCTAAGACACTCCTGAAAACTGGGCTTTCCATCGCCTTCCGTAAGCAGGCTTCACCACTTTCGGTCGCATATGACCAAAACTCATTATCATATATGGAGCCGGCAAAGTAGTGTAACATGATAACGTGTTCTATTTCGGTTATCTCCTGAAGATAGGCATAGTTTAAATCTCCCGCATGAAGATTACCTGCCCAAAGATCAAAGGCATGACGATTGATCTTGTTCATAAAGTCAATAGACGTTGCCTCTAGTGGCTCTAAGAAGAATGAAGCATTACCATTTCTAGCCACTCTTCCATCAAAATTCACTTTTCTATAATAGTTGTTGAAGGAGAAAGAATTGGTATGATCACTAGGTTGCAATTGAAGTTGTTCAAATACTTGTTTCACGTCCTCTTTAACATCTTCTAGTGCGGTTATGTCTTTGTTATAAAGATAACCTATGCTACATCTATTTACCAATGGAATTGCAAACACCCAGCCGTAAGGTCTGGCAATTGTTAATGTGTAGTTAAATCTTGGATTGTCCCAATAACACTGAGTCACATAAACAGAATTGACCGGTATATACTCTGAAAAATGAAACTTATCAAAACTGTTTTCATTAGGTTTACCAGAACAGTCCATCACATAGTCGGCATCCACATCATTAGCATCAGCCACACTAAACTCTTTAAAGTTGACCCTATCTGTATGCCGGGCATAGTCTACTATAAAGTCTTGTAGTTTATTGGCATTGAAATGAAACGCTGAGAATGGCGGTGCCAGTGTATGAATGAAAGTTCCGCCTGAAGCAGACCAACCAAATTTCATAATACCAAACTTGGAAGTTCCGTCTATGTGAGATAAATGATGGTGCTCAAAGCCCATATTTGTATAAAGTGCCGTTGGCAGGCTCAATTGAGAACCTTCGCCAACAGCCTGTGCCTTAATATTGGGATTAAAATACCAATCTAGTTCCCAATCTGTATATTTAAGAAAGTGTATGGCCGATAAACAACCGGCAGTACCTTTTCCTATTAAGGCAAGTTTCTTCATTTAGTTTAACCTTTCGACCGTTATGGATGACGTAGAACCCATACCAATAGCCCTAGCAGCACCATAGCTAAGATCAAGATGCCGACCTCGAACAAATGGTCCACGATCATTGACAACTACCGTGACGCATCCACGGTGACAAACCCTTAAATGTGTACCAAACGGCATTGTTCTATGTGCGGCTGAATATCCGTGCGGGTTGAAAAGCGCACCTGACGCTGTGCGCTTGGAAAGTCTTTCACCATGCCCGTAGAAAGAAGCAACCATGCGACTCCCTCCATGACCATGATCACCCCAACTAGCAGTCCAATCATTAGTATCATTGCTTTGAATGTTGCTACCACGTTTACCCCTTTTCACTGGCTGTTGCTGTTGCCCGCCAAAGGCACCATCGAAAAAATCAGATA